ATGCGACGGCGAGCCCCACGAGGTAGGGCACCACGGTACGGATGATCTGAATGATGAGGGCGTGCAAGGGAACCTACTTCCGGATAATGCGGGCGATCGCCGCGGTGAGGGTGAACACCACGAGGGCTCCCGTGGTGAGTTCGAGGCGGGTGGTGCGGGCACTCCCCCGGATGGAGCGGGCTTGGTGGTCTACTTGCCACTCCACGAGGCGGTCGAGCTTGGCGTTGGTCTCGACGTGCCGGTCGTCCAACTCCTCCCGGAGGTTGGTCGAGTGGGAGTTGGCGACCTGCTCCCGGGCCGCTTTGGCATGCTGGCGGGTCCGGTTACTGATCAGGGCGACCATCACCAATGCCACCGCTGAGAGGCTAGAGGTGATGGTCGCCACGAGAACCTCGGTCACGCCCCCGCGGCCAGCTTGAACGCGTCCCACTCGGCGTAGGTGACGTTGGCCGCGTCCCCGAAACGCTCGGCGAGGGTGTTGGCCGCTTCCTCGGTGCGGAACTCAACCCACCGATCCTCGGCGTTGGTGAGGGCGTAGATGGTGCCCCCGCCGTATCGGTTGGCGCCGTCGTTGATCTTCAACAGGAACATGTCACTCTCTCTCTCGATGCGCTCCCACAGGGGAACAGGGGTGGGCTCTACCGTGGCGGGGTGCTCACGGTCGAGGATGGTGGCCACGGTGTTCGGGCCCGGGCAATACGTCGAATATGACGCCCACCCGTATTCGGCCGTGTGTAGGTCACGGTGGCCGAGCACGTTGGCGATCGGGTAGCGGGTGCGGAGGTCCGCGAGGAGCGCCGCGGCGGCGTTGAGGGCCGCGTCACTGATCCTCCAATCGGGGTGGGCGGTCTCGTTCTCAATCTCAACCGTGATCGATCGGCGGTCCCACGCCGCCCCTTTCCCGCCGTCATCGGGCGACCCGGACGCCCACGCCCGGAGGGTCTCGTCCACCACGAGGATGATGTCGCCCTCATTGGTGATGACGTAGTTAGCCGAGCCGCCGTCAGCGCCGCTGATCATGGCGTCTACGGCGCCGTCCGCGTTGGTCCCGGCGAGGTGGTGGATCAGGTAGGTATCGATGGTGGCGCCATTGCGGGGCGAGGACTGGTCAGACAGGCGAATCGAGGTGGTAAGCGTCGAGTGGGTCACGCGGGGTCGCCTCCGATCCGGTCGAGCTGCTCCCGGATGGCGGACACCTCGGCGGCGATCGTGAGGGTGGTGGAGGCCAGCTCGGCGAGCCCACCGGCCACCACGAGCACGAGCCGTTCGTAATTGACTGAGAGGGTTTCGCCTGCATCGTTGAACACCACGAACTCGGCGAACCCCTCACGGATCAACCACTCAGCGATCACGCCCACCTCCCCCGGCGCGTCCGGGTCGGGCTCGGTCTCCCACCCGTCGCCCTCGGGCGCCATGACGCCCTCGACGCGGGCCCGGAGCCGGTACGTGGCCACGCACTCGGCCAGTCGGAGGGCGTCGGCGAGACTGTACGCCGCCCGTTCGATGTCCTGTTTGAACCGCTCGGCAGAGGGTGCGATACCAAGCCAATTGTTGCCATCGAGGTAGGCGGATACGTAGTTGACCGAGACCGAGAAATTGCGGGAGCCGATCGAGTTGAGCCGCCCGCCGCCCGTGTGGATGTCGCCCGCCCCCTGAACGATGTAGTTACCCGCGTTCTGCTTGGCGTCGAGGGATGCTTGCAGGGCCACCGCATAGGGCCCGGACCCGTCCGAGGTGAGAACATCGGTAATCCGGTGTGTGTGCGAGGTGGGCGCCGCGTCGAGGTTCGCGCGGGCGGCGGGTGCGGTGGTCGCGCCGGTCCCGCCCTTGGCGACCGGGGTAACCGTCGCCGTGCGGAGCGCCACATAATCGCGGGTCCGGTTGATTTCCGTGTCGAGCTGGTTGGCCGCGAGGGTGCCCGGTACGAGGGCCATCCCCGCCGCTACCGCGTCATCACCGATTGCCATGGTTGTTTCCTTTCCGTTAGGCCAGCAGGGAGTCGATGGTCCCGGGCAAGCTGTCGATGGTGCCGGGCAAGAACACCACCGCGTTAGCGGGGGTGTCGGTCAGCCCGCGGGAGTCCACCGACATCCGGCCGGTCGAGGTGTCGAACGTCACGGCGGCGACCACGCCCGTTTGAATCGGGGTGCTCGGGAGGGTCACCACGAGGGGTTGCACGGGCTCGGTATCGAACCGGGCGAGGGTCTCCAACCCCCGCATGGTCCGCCCACGGCCGAGGGCCCGGGTCACGAAATACTCGGCCGCGCCGGGACCCGGATAGGGCCTCTCGATCACGAACGTTCGGGTTTTCGTGTGACCCGGGGCGGCGTAGTAGTCGATGCGTTCCTGTCGGACCGCCATGTAATCGAGCCACCGATAGATCAGGATGGCCGCATCGAACCACTCCGGGTCATCCCTCGACATCCGATCCACGGCCGAGCCGAGGTTGTACGGGACCGAGAGTTGCAGGTAGCCGGGTGCGATGTAGGAGGGGTCCACGAGAAACCACCGACGCTGCTCGTCGCAGAACAGGCGGAGCCCCGCCGCCTGCACGAGGGGTTGCACGAATGACCATGCCGAGTCGCCGGGCTCCCAGTCGAGGAGATCGGGTGAGCGGTCCACGAGGGCGGTCCGGGTCGAGGTGGAGCCGTCCGTAACACTCGTCCACTGATAGGCGTAGTCGAGGGTGTCCGGGGTGGAGCCGTCGAAGTAGTCGGGAGACTCGGACAGGCTGGCCGCGTCCACCCACACGAGGTGACCGCCCGAGGTTGCCTGCCCGAACACGAGCGGGAGCGCTTTGGTGGCCGTCGCCGGGACCGTGCCCGCCACGGTCACGAGCTGCCATCCGGTCGTAGTCGTGGCGACATGCACGCCAGCCACATCGGCGCCCACCTGCACGTTGGAGGCGTCAAAGAAACGCACCGCCGCCCACACGTCGAGCACGCTATTGGCCTTGGTGCGCCATTGGAACGTGAACGGGTCACCCGCCCGCACGGGTCGGGTTCCGACCGAGGCCGACGTGTCGAGGGCGACGGCGAACAGCCCCACCGCCGAGTTGGCGATTTGGAGGGAGCCGGTCCCGAGGTATGCCTGAGTGGTGACCCGCACGAACGTACAGTTACCGCCCGCGGTTACCGCGTTGGCGTTGGCCTCGAACGTGGGGTTCACGATCTGATTGGTGGCGTTTTCGAGCACGTAGAACGTCGAGTCGGCCGATCCGGGTTGCAGGGCGGCGCCGATCCGGGACAGGATCACCGCATTGATCAGAGACCGGAGGGAGTGTTGGTGGTCGAGCCCGTCTAGGTTGGGCTCGTCATCGATCCACACGTCATCCATGAGGAGCGCCTCATCCGAGGCCACATCGATCGAGACCGTGCCCGCCTCGTGATCGACCGCCCGACCCCTCACGGCGAGGTCAAACGTGCGGGCGGTGGGCGACCCGGCCGAGTAGGAGGCCGAGCATGCCACGGTGAGTCGGAGCTGCTCCCGGGTGTCGAGGAGCTCGAGAGTGCCGGTGTCCGGGATGGCCACCTCGACCGACCCCTGAACGCGCGGCGCCCACGCATCATCGAGGGTCAGCGGTCCGCCCTTATGGGAGAGCGGGTGACGGAGCCGGGTCTGAGTGGAGGGCGAATCGGTGGCCGCGGCGACCCAGTCGTAACGGTAATCCGTGGTGTCGGTGGTGGCGCCGCTGAAATAGTCGGCGACGATCGCGGAAGCGAGGTCGGGGAACTTCTCCACGAGGAGAGCGGTCCCGTCGAGGGTGGCGCCCACGGTCCACACGGCGTTACCGTCCACCGCCTCTGCGTGTGAGTCGGATACGAGCGCCATGGTCGCCACCCCGGCCGGGACTTGGTAGACGTGACTAATCCGGGTCCACACTCCCGGGAGAGCCGTGACCCGCGGCGCGTAGATTCGGGCCATGGCGACCCCGGCGCCATCCCATTGATAGACGCCAATCCCGATGCGGCGGCGGACCGATGACCGGAGATAGGAACTGATCACATACACATCCCCGGGAGTGACCGGGTAACCCGCCGCCGCCGAGCCTGTCACGTGCTCGAACCCGGTATCACCCGAGCCGCCGAGCGCCGCGGGCGCAACGGTCCACGTCTTACGCGCATACGTGTTGACGCCGGGGAGCGGACCAGTGCCGGTTACGAGTGTGTAGGTCCCGGCCGCGGGAGCCGCCCCGAACCACCGCACGGAACGCCAGCCGAGCCGGGCGTTGCCGCTGATGTATTTGGTAGCGGCCGGGTCGAGGGCGAGGTTTCGCCGGGTTTCCAGCTCGGCGCCGGTGAGGGTGACCGAATAGGCATCCTCGATGATCACAGGATCACCTCGACGTAGGGCGCCGTCACGATCCATGCGTTACGGGTCTCGGGGTCGAGGTCTCGGGACAGGTCTCCATCGGCCACTACGAACACCATTCCGATGCTCGGCCGGTCCGGGTCGGAGAGGGTCCACACGTCGGCGCCTGCCAACGCCTGCTCGGCGGCGATCGCGGTGGCCTCGACCCCGAACACGAGTTCGAGGGTGCCGGTGCGGGTGCCAGCCGGGCGGAGCGTCACGTCCGGGTCGGGTCGGCCGATGACCCGGTGAATGATGGTCTGGGCGGGGCGGGCGGACTGGTAGCCGTCCACGATATCGGGTGTGATGACCGTGGCGCCGCTCGTGAGGGTGGTGGGCATTAGCGGTTCACCGTTCCGGGCTTGTAGAAAATGTCAACCTCGATTTGGGGGCGGCGGCGGGCGATGAAGCGGGACAGCTCGGCATCGGCGCCCGACGTGTCGATGGTGGGTTTGAGCACCGGGTTGGGGGTGGCCGCTACCCGGTCGGCGAACGCCTGCCAGTCCCGGCCGCGCTGCTCGATCGCTTCTTTGGAGGCGGCGTTGCCCTCGGCGGCTCGGCGGTTCACCTCGGACTCCACCTCTAGGGCGAGGTCGGCGGCTTTCTTGTTCTCGTCGGTGAGGGTCTTACGCTCTTGGAGCTTCCCGAGGAGAGCATCCATGTGCGACCCTTGGGCGTCGGTGATCGTGCCGGTTTCCCGCTCGGCGGCGAGGTTCTCGTTGGCCCAATCCCGGCGCTCTTGGCGCTTCTGATTGCCGATCGTGAGGGCGGTGTTAATGGCCTCCTCGTCGCCTGCCATGGCGAGGATGTAGGTGGACGCGTCCAACCCGAGGGCGGCCGCTTCCTTCCGGAGTCGTTTCTCCTCCTCGGCCCGCTCGGGGTTAAAGATCAGGTCGTTTGCTTCCGCGATGATCTGGGCCTCATCGAGGTAGTTCCGCCCCTCCTCGGCGGCGCTCTTGTACATGTCTTTGAACTTCTCTTTGAGGGCGTCGGACTCGGCTTGGGCATCCTGCAACGAGGTGATCAGG